GATAGTAGTATCTTATTTTTTAGTAACTAACATTTTATTAAACGCATAATGAAAGATTTAATCGACTTTAACAGATTTCAAATAGAAGCATTACAGGCAGAAATTTGTAAACTAAAACAGGAAAACAATTTACTATCTACTTATTGCTTTGAAGCATTAGAAGATGGAATTACACAAGAGTACAAAACATTAATCAAACAACAAATTTACGAACTAAAACAAAACTAATTATGAAAGAATTATCATTAAACGAAAAATTAAGCAGAATTCAAATTGAATTTAAAGCTAACAAGTCAAGATTTAATAGCTTTGGAAAATATAACTTTAGAAGTGCTGAAGATATATTAGAAGGTTTAAAACCATTCAATGAAAAGTATGGTGTATCTTTTACTATAACAGAAAGATTAATTAACGTAGGTTCAGATTTGCCTATTATGGAATCTACTGCTACAGTATATGACAACAATGGAATTAACGAACTATCAGCTATTGCAATTGTAGGTGTAGATTTAAACCAAAAAGGTATGCAAGTTCCACAACAATTTGGTTCAGCTTCTTCTTATGCTAAAAAGTACGCTTTAGGTAATCTATTACTGATTGACGATACACAAGATGCTGATGCTAATAACAAACACGATGGCGGTATCAAAATAGCTGATTTGGTTGACGAAAAGAAATGGTTAAACAAAAACACACCTGAATTTACTAAATCAATTGAATACTTAAAAAGCGGTGGAAACATAGAAGCTATTGAAAAAAAGTATAAATTAGCCAAAGCAGTTAAAGACGAATTACTAAAAGTAAAATAAACAGGGTAGCCGAAAACTGAATAGAGTAGGCAAAGTAAACAATCAAAAAACAAATATTATGAGTGCATTAATTAATGTAAGTTTAAGAGTAGACAAATTACCAAAAGAAAAATTTGTAGCAGGTAAAGATGGAGCAGTTTATTATAACTTCACTATCGGTATCAACGATGAAGCAAACCAATTTGGTCAAAATGTTTCTTTAACAGATTCACAAACTAAAGAAGAACGTGAAGCTAAAAAAGCTAAAAACTATATCGGTAACGGAAACGTGGTATGGACAGATGGTAACATCGTAGCTGTAAAAAAAGAACAACCTGCAACTGCTAAAGAAGTAGCTTCAGATTTACCTTTCTAAATTAATTGGGTGCAGTATAGGGATATCGCTGCACCCTTTTTTAATCAAAATTATATGAAAAGAGAAACACTTTATGAAGCATTTTTAAATTGCCTTATAAATAAAGAATTTAAAGTACAAGCAGATTATATTGCATTTAAAGGTGCTGAATTTGGAGCTAAATGGCAAAAAAAACAGATGTATAGTGAAGAAGAAGTTAGAGAAATGTTATTTGAAGCCTTTAATTATAAAAGAGAAGAGTGTTGTGTAACACACACAATAGATTCTATTGTTAGAAAAGTTATTGAACAATATAAAAAGTAATAATATATGAAAACAGTTAATTCAATTTCAGGCGGTCAAACATCAGCATACATAGCAGCTAATTATCCTGCAGATTACAATATATTTGCATTGGTAACTACAGATGATATTAAATGTCAATATCCTGATGCAAAGTTAAGACAAGTTGTTTCTGATAAAATAGGCAAAGAATTTATAGGCACTTTAGAAGAAGATACAATTATTAAAACAATTTTAGATTTAGAACAATTTATTGGGACAAAAATAGATTGGGTAACAGGAAAGTCTTTTGATGAACAAGTAAAAAGATATAAATTAAATGGAGAAATTAAAACACATTTACCTTCTGCTATGAGAAGAACTTGTACTGTTGAAATGAAAATAGAACCTATATTTGAATTTTGGAAAAAAAACATAGGTGAAATTACAGAAACAAGAATTGGCTTTAGAGCTAATGAAACTTCAAGAGCAAATTCAATGACAGAAAGAGCAAAACTTACAAATGGAATTTTGACTTTTAAAAGTATTGTTGGTCAATCAGCAAATGGCAGAAATAAATGGAAAGACATTCCATATCAAATACCAAGATTTCCTTTAATTGAAGATAATATTTATAAAGATTCAATTGTAGAATTTTGGAAAAATAAACCTGTTGAATTTGCATATATGAATAATTGTGTAGGATGTTTCCATAGAAATCCTGTTGTATTAAAACATATGTCAGATAGACACCCAAATAAATTTCAATGGTTTATAGATACTGAAAATGAAGGAATGAAACATTTTAATGGAAACAATTGGAAACAAGGAATGACATATGAGCAAATTAGAAATTCTTTTAAGCAAATGGATTTATTTGATGACGATTTTAATGAATGTGATTCAGGATATTGTGGTTTATGAAAGATTGGAAAGATATATTATACGAAAAAATAAAAGATTTACCTTATCCTGAATGGATATTAAAACTTTAAACAAATTATGGAATTAGATAAAGATGCAGTACAACTTCTTATGGAGATGTATGAAGATGAATTAAGAATAGACCCAACACAAAAAATAGAACATCCTGAACCTGCTTTATCTTTAGGTACAAAAACATACGAAACGAAAGATGGTGTGAAAGAGTTTCCATTGCCGTTAGGAACATACGGAAACTTCAGCTTTGTACAAGCACCACCTAAAAGCAAAAAGACATTCTTTATTTCACTTTTAAGTGCGGTATATATGAAAGGTAGACTTGATGCATTCGGTGGAGAATTACAAGGTTACAGCAACGGAAAACACCTTATACATTTTGATACTGAACAAGGAAACTTCCACGCTCAAATGGTTTTTAGAAGACCAATTGATATGACTGAAATAGATACAAAGAAATACCATACGTTTGCACTACGTCAATTAGGATTTAAAGAACGCATACAATTTATAGAATGGTACTTATATGACAAATTAGAAGGTAAAGATGTAGGTTTAGTAATTATAGATGGTGTAGCGGATTTATGTAGTGATGTAAACAATATTGAAGAATCAAATGCAGTAGTACAGAAACTAATGAAGTGGTCAAAAGAATTGAATTGCCACATTATAACAGTTATACATAGTAACTTTGGTTCAGATAAACCCACAGGACATTTAGGAAGCTTTTTAGAAAAGAAAACAGAAACACAAATACAATTAGAATTAAATACAGTAAACAAAGAACTTGTCACTGTTAGTTGCAAACGAAGTAGAAACGCATCGTTTGAAACATTTAGTTTTAAAGTCAATAATTTTGGATTACCACAAGTTGAAGGAGCGATGTACGACCCATTAAAAGGTGTATTTTAAATTGTTAATAACTTTTAAATATATTTACAAAATGAAAACAACAATTTTAAATCACATTAAAGAATTACAAAATACAGCTTCAAGAACAGGATTAATATATTCTGATAATAAAGTAATGTTTTCATATTTTAAAGATTTATTATTAAAATTAGAACAAATTGAACAATTATTAGAATTAGAAAACGAATTGCATTTAACTGAAGTTGCAAATACAATAAAAGAATTTTATCAAACAGATACAGAATTAACACATATAAATTTTAAGTTTCAAGTTAGACCGATACAATCAGAAAAGAAAGAATGTATTATTAACGCAAAACTTTATTTATGATTACAATTTTAATTACTATTGCAGCAGCAATATGGATTATTTTAATGACTATACAAAAGTATGGTGGTGAATTAATTATTAGTCCTGTTATTGGTTTTATGGTTGGGTGGTTATACAATCCAGAACATTTTGAAAAAGAAACAGAACATACTATACAAATAGTATTAGGTATTGTATCTTTTACAATTATTTGGAATACGTATGAATAACCAATGGCTTGGAAAAGTAGCCGAACACCACCAAGAATGGATTCAGGTTGTTCAATCGTTTGGGGAATTTGATTATGCTGAAGACATAGTTCAAGAAAGTTATATTGCATTGTGGAAATATGCTGATGCTGATAAATTAATTGATGTTAATGGTGAAGTAAGAAAAGGATATATGTATTTTACACTACGTTCTTTATTTTATCAATATTATAACAAAAAGAAAAAAATAAACAAAGTTGACGTTGATGGGTGTTGGGAATTATTTGATGATTCAAATATAGAAGAACACAAAGCATATAATGAAATATGTTTATTAATTGATGATGAAATAAAAGATTGGAATTGGTACGATAGAAAATTATTCAAATTATATCGTGATACTGATTTATCAATGAGAGATATTTCAAAAGAAACTGGTATTAGTTTAATTTCAATATTTCATTCATTAAAGAATCACAAAGCAATTTTGAAAGAAAAATTTCAAGACAATTATAAAGAATTTATTACTAACGATTATAATTCAATTTATTAACTATGGCAAAAACAAGAACAAAAACACCATCAAAAGGATTAGGTGACACTATTGAAAAAATTACTGAAGCAACTGGAATAAAAAAAGCAGTTGAAGTATTCGCAAAAGCAACTGGATTAGATTGCGGATGTGAAGAAAGGAAAGCTAAATTAAATAATTTGATTCCTTACCGAAGAAAAGTTAATTGTTTAAATGAAGCTGATTACAATTTATTAACTACATTTTTAAAACCAACAAAAGGCAGTTTAACACCAAACGAACAATGGACAATATCTGCTATTTACGAAAGAGTGTTTGAAGTTAAATTAGAACATTCAAGTTGTAGTTCTTGTTGGAGAGATACACTTTCTGATTTAAGAAAAGTTTATAACGAATACAAAGTGAATGATTAATTGGAACGAGGCTGATTTATTTGAATTTTTACGTTCAAATGTTTATCCTGATTTAGTTAAATCAAAAAATCAAATGTCTAGGTGGGATTGTTATAGTCCCACTTCAGGACATAGAATAGAATTAAAATGCAGGAAACGACATTATCCAACACTATTATTAGAAAAGAAAAAATATGATGCAATGATAGAAGAATGTGAAAAGCATTTAGATATACCAATTTATATTAATTCAACACCTGAAGGAGTATTTAGTTTCAATTTGCATAATATACATCCAACGTTTGAAATAAATAAAAAAAATCCAGCTACTACACAATTTTACAACACACAAAGAATAGAAAAAGAAGTTACATATTTAGAAATTAATCAAGCATTAAAATTATGAAAGAAAATCCAATACAATTAGAATTTTTAAAAAGCGTATTATTATCGCAATTATTGTTAGAATGTAATGAAAATTTAAGATTTACAAAACAATACAATGGCGCATTAAAACATTTACTTAACAAAGTGAACAATCATTTAGAAACAACTGTTTATGATGAATATAGAAAAATTTACAATACAGATGCTGAAATGACTACAAACATTTTGCGAAGCATTGAAGATTTAACAACAAAGTTAACTACATCAAATTTAGATGAACTGGTAATGATTAATGCAATTATTGAAAAGTACCACGAAAATAAAGAATGGTTTACACAATATGGTAACGCTGAATTTCTAAGAATAGATGGCTAAAAAACAGATTGAAAGATATTCACCTACATACATTGAAGTCAATGCAATGGTTTATTGTGTAAAAAAAAACGTAGCGTATTCTTTAGAAGCTACAAATGATAAAAGGTTTTACATCGTTAAATATATTCCAACTGATTATAAAAATGTAATATATTTGAAAGAAAACAATAATAAATTAGATTTCAACGAATACGAAGCAACAAAAAAAATAATGGAATTATATATTAACCAAAGTAAATTGATATGAAAGTAAAAGATACAATGTCACAATGGATTGAAACACAAATACAAGATAGTGTAGTTCAATCAGTAATTAATAAATTTAAACAACGTAGTGAAGTAGGAATAAAAAAATACAATACTACATTAGACCGTGAAGATTTAACCAACAAAGAATGGATTAACCACGCACAAGAAGAAGCAATGGATTTAATTTTGTATTTAGAAAAACTTAAAAGACTATGAAACAATCACCATTACAAAGGATAAATAGAATAATGAAATTTTATTATTTACGTGGTCAAAATAGGGAAAATGTGAATAATGTATATAGAAATATATTAAAATCAAGGATAGTTTAAAAGCTATCCTTTTTTTATTAAACAAATGTTAAAATTTACATTTTTATTTTTTTATGTAAATAACTTGTTTATATTTGTCTAACATTTAAAACCAAATATTATGACAAAGCAAGAAATCAAAACAGAATTAGAGAATGTAATCTATGTTTTAGAAACATTAGAAAACGATTACGCAGCACTTAAACTAAAAGCAGTACTATCAGCTTTAGAACACGACTGGATGCAATCAGCATACTTTACAAACGAAATAGATGTAATATTAAACCTTGAACAACACAATGAATGAAGATGCAACAATAAAAATATTTAGCAAGATACAATCACTGGAACGTGACTTGCAATGGATATACCAAGAATACTTCAATGCACAAATAAACGATGACCAGTTTATGGCAATGATAGATTCAACTGAAAAAGATATACAAACACACTATTATATTTACGATTTAATTATACAAGATGCAAGAAAAAATTAGAACATTAGACAACAAAATTTGGGACAAACAAGAATTATTAGATAATATGTACGAAGATGATTTTTATTATGGTTATTTAGGTAAACAAGCATTATCATCATCAAGTCTTAAAATGGTATTAAAATCACCTAAAACATATAAGTACGTTACAAAATATGGTCAATCAGAAACACAACCATTAAGAGATGGTAAATTGTTTCACACATTGATATTAGAACCAAACAAAATAGATGATTTTACTTTTGTAGACTGTAAAACTAAAGCAGCAAAAGAATATAAATTAGCAGTAGAAGAAAAACAAAACGTTTACACTACAAACGAATTAAGAGATGCTGAAAGATTAGCAGATGCAATTTTAAAAAACAATGAAGCGACTGGATATTTTATGGGAGCACAATTTGAAATACCTGAAATAGCAATGATAGATGGAATACCATTTAGAGCAAAAGCAGATATTTTAAGAGGCAATCAAATAATAGATTTAAAAACTACTACAGGATTAAATGAATTCAGATATTCAGCAGACAAATATAGTTATGATTTACAAGCATATTTATATAAAGAAATGTTTGGAGTAGATGAATTCATATTTGTATGTATAGACAAAGGTAGTTTAGACATTGGAATTTTTGAATGCAGTGATGAATTTTATCAAAGAGGTAAAGACAAACTTGAACAAGGTATTGCTAATTATAAATACTTTTTCGGTCAAGATGAAATAGATTTGAATCAATATGTATTACGTGGAATATTATAAAAATAAATTATGAAAATAAATTTAACACACAAAATTAACAATGATAAATATACAGAATATATTTATGAAGCATTTGACATTCAAAACAAAGATGAATCAAATGTAATTGTAGAAGCTAATTTAGAACATTTACCAGGCAAATGGAACATTGGTGTTGTATATGGTGGTTCTGGTACAGGTAAAACTACTATATTGAAAAATTACTTTAAAAAAGAAATGGACGAATCATATTTTGATAATTCAAAATCTTTGATATCTAATTTTGATTGGTTAGAACCAAAAGATGCTACTTTTTTATTATCAGCAATGGGGTTGAGTTCTGTACCAACTTGGTTGCGACCATTCAATACATTATCAAATGGTGAACAATATCGTGCCAATCTTGCTTACATTGTAGGAAAAGCGAAAGAAAACGAAGTAATATTAATTGATGAATATACTTCAGTAGTAGACCGTGATGTAGCAAAAGCAATGTCAAACGCATTACAAAAATACATTAGACGAACAAACAAAAAAATAGTACTTGCGTCTTGTCATTTCGACATAATGGATTGGTTGCAACCTGATTGGATTTATTCACCATCAAAAGGGCGTCTTGAAATAGCGCCATCACTTCGGCAACCAAAAATTGAACTTCAGGTATTTCGATGTAGATATGAAACTTGGAAATTATTCAAGCATAATCACTATTTAACAGAAGATTTAAATAAAGCAGCAAAATGTTTTGTAGCTTTGTTTAATGATAAACCAATTGCTTTTATGGCTATATTACCATTTCCAAGTGGTGTTATTCAAAATGGTTATAGAATATCAAGAGTTGTTGTGTTACCTGATTTTCAAGGATTAGGAATAGGATTTAAATTTTGTAATTGGTTTGGTCAAGTTTATAAAAATGATAATAAAACAATGTACATAAAAACATCTAATCCAGCATTGTGGTCTGTTTTTAATAATTCAAACGATTGGTTATTTTGCGGTGAAACAAAAGGAGAAGAAAAAGCTGAAATGATGCAATCAAAAAAACAAAAAACACAAGGTGATTACAATACATCTACAAGAATATCTAAATCGTATAAATTTGTAGGAAACGAAAATGATATAAATACAGATTTAATTACATTTAATGCTGATGCTTGGAAAGATGTAGCACAAAATCAAATATCAATGTTTTAATGAATCATATTTTAGACATACAAGACAAATATTTTCAAGATATAAAATCAGGATTGAAGAAATTTGAAATAAGACGTAACAATAGAAATTATTCAATAGGTGATGATTTAACGTTAGTTAATTTAAAAACTAATGAAGTTATTGTAAAAACAATTATCTACATAAATGACGTATCTATTTACGATTTAAAACACATATTAATATTAGGATTAAATTAGAAATTATGAAAACACAAACAAATTTATTTTTTGACAACTCTGTTAGTGAATATTTCAATGGTAAAATGGATTTATATCTTGGTGATATAGATTTCAAATTTGCAGATGAATTTGTAAACATAACAGCAGAAATAAAAACAATTTCAAATAACAATCAATTTACAGGTAAAAAATTATCATTCAATCAAGCACGAGAATATGCTTGTGATGTAGATATATTAGATGATTTGAAAAGAATGAAAAAGAATTATTTATTTGAATACCACAAATACACCAATGAACCATACGTTATAATAGTTCCGTTTAAAAAAATAACAGGAAATGAAAAAATAGCAATTGATTTTTTAGATTTAAAAAAAGCTAAAATGTTATATGTTAAAAAAGAAAATCAGTTGAATCAATGGTTATCAGGAAATAGATACATAGGTATTTATCCAAGAAAAGAATTATTAGTTGTAAATTATAAATAAAATGGAAAATAAAATAATAGAAATAATCAAAGAAGAATTAGGAGTAGATATAACTCAAGAATGCAGAAAACGAGAAATAATAGAAGCACGTGCATTGTATTTTTATATAATAAAGAAATCATTTCCTAAAATGTCATTGCAACGAATAGCAAGTCCATTAAATAAGAATCACGCAACAGTAATACATTCATTAAAAAACTATCCGTATTATGAAAAGTACAATCCAAAATTGCAAGATGTAAAAAACAATATATTACATTTAATAGGTGAATCAGAAGAACCAATAGATTTAACTAAGATTCAAACAATAGATTTAAAGAAAAGAATATTTGATTTAGAACAATCATTACAACAAGAACGTAATCGACCAAGATACGAACATAGAATAACTGAATTATTAGAAAATCTTTTAATAGACACTAAAGGAACAGAACAACACGAGTTAATCACTTTAAGATTAGAAGCATTCTATTCAATGAATAAAAATATAAGGTTATGAAGATAACAGAAATAATAGAAATTTTAAGAAACGACAACACATCTTACCTTTGGGACTTACCTAAACCTAAATGGGAACCAATAGACTATTATAATCTAAATCAAATAAAACAAGGTAACAAATACCACAATAGAAAGAACCAATATGATTACATAGGACTATCAGATAAAAGTATTAAAATGCAAAAAGAACAACAACACAGAATGAAACCAATAAGACGTAAATCAGATGGTAAAATATTTAGTGGTATGATTCAACTATGTAGAGAAACAGGAATCAATCGTTCTTCATTATCATTAGCTTTAAATAACAGACCAAATGGATTGCAGAAATACAAAGATGAATATGAATTTATTTAACAACTATAAGTTTTATTTATTATAGAATTGAATAAACAAATTTTTTTCTATGGAAACAAAATCTAACAAAGGTGGAGCAAGAGCAGGAGCAGGTCGTAAACCTGTAGCTGATGAAAAGAAAGTAAACGCTATATTTGTACAAGCACTAAAAGAACTATATAACAAAGACACAGAAGAAGAAACTAAAATAGCATTCGTAAAGAATACTTTAATGGATTCACAACGTGGTCAATTGTTTATAGCTGAACATATATTTGGTAAGCCAAAAGAAATAGTTGAAACTACTCACAATATTAACGACTTCAATATAAAAGATATATTCAAAATTGATAAGTCTAAATAACAAATACAATCTACTTGGTTCAGATAGTAGGTACTTTGTAATAACAGGCGGAAGGGGTTCAGGGAAGTCTTATTCTTTGAACTCGTTTCTGCTATTGTTAACTTATGAAGTAGGACACGTTATACTATTTACACGTTACACTTTGACATCTGCAAATGTATCTATCATTCCTGAATTTATAGACAAGATAGAATCAGCTGATTTAAGCAACGATTTTTATATTACGAAGGATGAAATAGTAAATCTTAAAACAGGGTCTAAAATCATCTTTAAAGGTATTAAAACGAGTAGCGGAACACAAACTGCATCGCTTAAATCTTTGGCGGGTGTTACTACTTGGGTATTAGATGAAGCTGAAGAATTAACAGATGAAGAAGTATTTGAAAAGATTGACTTCAGTATTAGAACCAAAGGTGTACAGAATAGAGTGCTATTGGTATTAAACCCTGCAACAAAAGAACACTTCATATATAAGAAGTTCTTTGAAGACAAAGGAATCCAAGCAGGAAGCAATTTGATTAAAGACGATACTACTTACATACACACAACCTATTTAGATAATATAGAAAACCTTTCAGAATCTTTTATAAGCCAAATAGAAAACATCAAGCAAAGAAGACCTGAAAAGTACAAGCATCAAATTATGGGTGGATGGTTAGACAAAGCTGAAGGTGTAATCTTTAACAATTGGACTATAGGAGAATACAAACAAGTAGGTGCTTCTGCATTTGGTCAGGATTTTGGTTTTAGTAATGACCCAACTACATTAGTAGAATGTAATATAGATACAGCTAATAAGAAGATATACATAAACGAAAGATATTACTTACCTGCATTAACTACGTCACAGATTTATCAGTTAAATAAGCAGCACTGTTTAGATAGTTTAATTGTAGCTGATTCTGCTGAACCAAGATTGATATCTGAATTACAAACTGCAGGATTGAATATAGTACCTGCAATTAAAGGTCAAGGTTCTGTTACATTTGGAATAGCTTTGTTACAAGATTACGATTTAATAGTTACACCTGAATCAATTAATTTAATCAGGGAGCTAAATAACTATTGTTGGTTAGAAAAGAAATCTAACACACCTATAGACAACCATAATCACTTGATAGATGCTTTGAGGTATATAGTATCATATCAATTAGAAAACCCTAACAAAGGAACTTATTACGTTTATTAATTTGCAAAGCAAATAGACAATGACATACGCACAGATAATAGCCACAATACAATGCTACATTCATCACGTTAAAGGGATTGAAGTACCAATTAACCTACCAAGAAACATTGGTGAGATAAAGAAGATGCAGAAGATGTATATGGTAG